TTATTTCACTTTTTTACTCACTTTAAAAAAAAGATAAATTTAATTGGTAGGGTAAAAGTTGCAAAGAAGTTGGACAAGTCGGACAAGTCGGACAATTTTAGAGCTAAGTATTTGATTGGATTAGATAAAAAAATGTCCAACTTCCCAAATTTTTTTAAAAGAAGTCGGACAATTTTTTATTTTTTAAAATGGGACGCAAAGACCTAGTTCTTTGCATTAGTTAGAATATGAATGATTACGCATACCAAATCCAAGGTGCGCTAGAAAGCGTATCGGGAAGGTTTCGTGGCTTAAGAGTGCTGGTATGTGATCTTTATAACTTTGACAGTGTAGATGTGCCAGTCGAGGTATTTGATAGAGAAACCGTAAAGTTTCTTGAATACCGACTAAGGTTGATCGAAACCATGGACATCAACCGTTTACCTATACCAATTCAAAACAAAATTCGAGCGCCGTTAGGGCGATGGCTGGACTTCTGGGTCCTCGAAAACTTCTATGGCAATACTAGCAAACCAAAAAGTACTAACCCTTGACTATTGGAAGCCAGCAAGCAAACTGCAAGTTGGTGATTATATTTTTAACAAAGATGGACAAATTGTCCAGGTTAAATTAATCCAAGAGTACCGCTCCCAAACCTGCTATGAGGTTTTGTTTAACGACTACCTTACTGCCGCTGGGGACGATAAGCTAGGATTTTTGGTAGAAACGCCAAAATATCGCCAAAGGGCGTGTGAATACCAGGGCAAAAAGAAGTTTAGGCGCCCCTTAAAGTTTGTATCCGTGGATAAGTTGGTAGATACCAACTTAAAAAACCGCACAAACAGGTTAATCTACTCAGTCCCAACCACAAAACCCTTATCTCTTCCCAGGCAAGACCTGCCGGTGGAACCTTTTATCTTTGGATTTTGGTTTTTTAACCGTCGAGCCAACCGCAGCATGGCAGCACCCCGGGGCACGTTTAAGTTTGTGGAGCAAAAATTCAAAGACGCTGGATACAAACTGACAATCGGCACAAAAATTAACACCGGCGAGCGTGAATTTGTGGTAAGTCCTAGTATTGAATCACAATTAGCGCCAAACATACCCACAAGAATACCCGAAAACTACCTATTAGCCTCAACAGAACAGCGCACCGAGCTGTTACGTGGTATACTGTATGCAAAATCAAGACAATATTCAAAAACAAAAGACCAATTTAGGTTTACGTCGGTTAACTACGGCATTATGTTACAGATTCAGGGTCTTGTGGAATCACTTGGCCATAGAACTAAGGTACAGTTTGATGAAACTTACAGGTATTACACGATTAGTTTTAAAAGCCGCACAAAGTTGGTTGAAAATCAAGTCTCGCCGCCCATAAAAGTGCACCAGGCGCGCAGATACATCACCAAAATAACACCAATTGCCGCGCAGATGTGCGTGCACATTGAGACAACCGGACAGGACAACAGCTTTCTCGTAGGAGAAGGGTTTATTTCATGCCATTAACAGACAAACAAGAACTTATACTAAAAAAGTTCGCACAAAACAACAAACACTGGCCTAAGCAGCAGCTTGAGGCTGCCATTTGGCAGGTTCGCTGGCACCTACAGGCCCTATCGCACCAAAGGGAGCCAGAAGATGGCGAATATGATACGTTTCTTATGTTGGCTGGCCGAGGATCGGGGAAGACGCATACGGCTAGCCATTGGATTGGCATTCGCGCTTGGCGTTTTGACAATACACGCTGGCTCGTTACCGCCCCAACATCAAACGATATACGTGCAACTTGTTTCGAGGGGGACTCTGGACTTCTCAATATCATTCCCCCGTCACTTATACGAGACTACAACAAGTCCCTCTTTGAAATCACCCTTACCAACGGATCTCTTATCCAAGGAATCCCAGCCTCAGAGCCAGAACGGTATCGTGGTAAACAATACCACGGCGCCTGGTTCGACGAGCTGTGTGCGTTTGATTACATCGACGATGCCTACGATGGCGTACAGTTCACCCTCCGTCTTAGGGACCCACGCATCCCTCGAGTGCAGCAGATTATTACCACCACTCCCAAGCCCAAAGAATTAATTGTCGATCTTAACGAAGGAAAAATTGGTGGGGACGTATATGTGTCCAACGCCTCGTCTTATGACAACCGAGCCAACTTATCAGAAACCTTCTTCAAACAGCTTGAGACTTACGACGGCACTGATATTGGCCGACAAGAGATCTATGGTGAGATCCTTGACCCGGAGCAGTCGGGTATCATCAAGCGCAAACAGTTCCGCTTGTGGCCGGCGGACAAGCCCACTCCGACGCTGGAATATGTTATTGCGTCGTATGATCCGGCGACTTCTGAAAAGACTATGAACGACCCAACCGCCTGCACCATCTGGGGCGTGTTTGAACAACTAGACGCCGGCACGGCAATCATACTGCTAGACTCCTGGGACGAGCACTTGTCATACCCCGAACTGCGCAGAAAAGTAATTGACGACTTTAAGGAAGTTGTCTACGGCGCAGATAACGACTTTGGTAAAGGCCGAAAGGCTGACCTAATCCTCATGGAAGATAAGTCGGCGGGTATCTCCCTAATCCAAGAACTCCAAGGTGCCGGTGTGCCCGTGCGCGGGTACAACCCTGGCCGTGCCGATAAGGTACAGCGATTAAACATCGTGGCACCCCTGGTGGCCAAAGGTAAAGTCTGGATACCAGAGGACAACAAACAAAGAGGAGAATACGCAAGCTGGGCAAAACGGTTCTTAAGACAAGTTTGTTCGTTCCCAGAGGCAGGTGGGCATGATGACTACGTGGACTCGCTGTCTCAGGCGTTGCGTGTGTTGCGTGACTCAGGGTGGATCCAACTTGACCCACTACCAGCTAGGGACTACAGCTATGCCGATGAAGACTACTCCAAGAAGTTTGTCAACCCATACGCCCAGTAGGGCGGAATACCCCCATTTATTGCATTAGTAGTATTATGAATCCCTTAAAGACCCCACACCAAAAACTAATGGAAGAGGCCGGAATGGCGCCTCACAGTCCGGGCATGCTTAAAACCCCACAACAAATGTTGATTGAAGAAACTAATGTTGTTCCTAGGTTTGCAGAAGGAAAATCAGTAAAAGACATGCAAGCGGAATTATATGTGGCAGAAAATCCACAAAACACCGACCCTTATTCCCATCCAGCTTTAGTAAAAGCCTTTAACCAGTTTTTCAAATAAAACATGGCAAATCCAATACTTCCTATGCAGACGGGTGCAAACCTGCCCGGTCTGGAGAATCAAGAAAACGTCAAAGAAGCTCAGATGCAAGACGTAGAAATGGACTACTACGAGGAAACTCTTGGTCTTGAGCCCAGTGATGTAGAGTCGGAAGTTGTTGAGTTAGAAGATGGTTCGGTTGTTGTAAATTTCCAAGCAAAAGAAGGCCCACGTAAAAACCCAGAGTTCTATGCCAATTTGGCAGAAAGCATGGACGAAGGCACACTGCAAAGTTTAGCAATTGAGTATCTTGACCTTATTGACGCAGACAAAGAATCACGCACACAAAGAGACAAACAGTATGAAGAAGGATTACGAAGAACAGGTCTTGGTAAAGACGCACCAGGCGGTGCCACGTTTGATGGCGCTAGCAAAGTGGTACACCCAGTTATGGCAGAGGCTTGCGTTGACTTCGCGGCTTCGGCAGCTAAAGAACTTCTTCCGCCAGACGGTTTAGTTAAATCTAACATCAAAGGCGAATCAAACCGCTTAAGAGAAGAAACAGCAGATCGTAAAGTTAACTTCCTTAACTGGCAATTAACAGAACAGATTCCTGAATACCGCGACGAGATGGAGCAGTTACTTACACAACTGCCCTTGGGTGGCTCACAGTTTTTAAAGTGGCGTTGGGACGAAGAACAAAAGCGTCCGTTGTGCGAATGGGTGCCGATTGATAACATTCTGTTACCATACGCATCAACCAACTTCTACACAGCGCAGCGTGTAACTGAAGTACAAGACATTACCGAAGATACATTCTTGCAGCGTGTTGAAGGTGGCATTTACATTGACATTGACAGTGCGTACACATCTGATGCGCCACTAAACGACCAAACTCAGTCAGAAAAAGCAAACAACAAAATTGAAGGCAAAGACATGCCTTCCAAAAACATTGACGGATTGCGTCGTGTTTATGAGATTACATGTTTTATGCGTCTGGATGAAGACGCAGAAACAGACGGCCAACGCGCCCCATACATTTTGATGATTGATGAGACCAGCAGCAAAGTGTTAGGTCTGTATCGTAACTGGGAAGCAAATGATGCAAAACTTGAAAAATTGGACTGGTACGTCGAGTTTAAGTTCATTCCTTGGCGTGGTGCCTATGCTATTGGGCTGCCTCATCTTATCGGCGGTTTATCAGCTGCTCTTACTGGTGCTCTCCGCGCTCTTCTTGATGCCGCGCATATTAACAATTCTCAAACTTTACTTAAGCTCAAAGGTGGAAGAATCGGTGGTCAGAGCGATAGGATTGAACCTACGCAAGTCGTCGAAATCGAGGGCGCACCGGGAGTAGACGATGTACGCAAGATTGCAATGGCTATGCCATTCAATCCACCATCCTCCGTATTGCTGGAGTTAATGGGATGGTTAACCAACGCAGCTAAAGGCGTAGTAACCACCGCAGAAGAAAAAATTGGCGACGCAAGTAGCGAAACACCAGTTGGTACAGTGCAGGCACTTATTGAGCAAGGCGCTAAGGTATTCTCTAGCATCCACGCGCGCATGCACCGCAGCCAAGCCAAATCGTTGGCAATTATTTCCCGTATCAATCACTGGTACTTGGGTGAAATGGACAACCAGTCCGGTGAAGAAATTCAAGTCCGTGACTTTGCATACAACAGCGATGTACGTCCAGTATCCGATCCTAATATTTTCTCTGAGACACAACGTTTGGCACAGAACCAAGCGCTGTTACAAATGGCTCAGAGCGCACCACCCAATATGTTTGACATTCGTGCGGTATACCGCCGAATCCTTGGACAACTTAAGGTTCCCGCAATTGATGAGGTTTTACCAAATCCGTTAGGTGCAAAAGAATCCAACCCAGCGTTGGAAAACGTGTCGATGACTATGGGTCGACCAGCAGCAGCGTACCCCGATCAAGATCACATCAGCCACATCAAGATCCATATGCAATATGCTATGGACCCTGCATATGGTGGGAACCCTGTAATTGGCCCATCGTTTGCACCCCATGCCTTAGAGCATATCAAACAACATTTAACACTACACTACCTGCAATCTATGCGTGGTTATGTGGCACAGGCTTCAGGCGGGCGCGATGTACTTGAGTTACACCAAGAAAAGCCATTAGATTTGGAATCACAACAAGCCTTGGCCTTGGCAGCTCAGTTGGTATCACAAGATGCACAGATGACAATGCAGCCGTTTGTTCAGCAGATCCAACAGTTGGCGCAAAAAGTACAACAAGCTCAACAGCAACAACGTCAAGTTCAAGCCGAGTCTGATCCAACCGCTCAGGTTATCCTCAAGACTCAAATGGCTGAAACCCAGCGCAAACAAGCTGAGTCCCAAGCTAGAATGCAGATTGAAACGTCTAAACACCAGCAAGATTACGAACTCAAAATTGCTGAGTTACAACGTCAAGTCTTGGATTTACAGGCTAAGTACGAAACTCAGGCAACTATTGACTCACAGAAGAACGCAACCCAGATTGCGTTGGCTGACATTAACAACTCTGCTAAAGAACGTGTGGCTTCAATCACAGCGGGCGCCAGTTTGGCCGCTGACCATCTTGCCATGCAGCGTGAGCAAAATGATTTGGCTATTCAGGCAACTAACGAAGCCGAACGTAGTATCCGTGACCATGGCATTGAGATAGAAAAACAACGTTTTGCACACGAAACCCAAATGGCCCAAAAACAAGCTGACGCTATGTTGGCACAACAACAATCTGCAGTAGATGCACAAAACCAAGCGGCATTACAAGAGCAACAAGCAAGTTTACAACCACCCACACCCCCAACAGGAGCAACAAATGTCTGATGAGAATTTAAAAGGTTTTCGCCAAGTTTACCAAGAAACTGGCCATGTAGGTTACGGCGGCGGTCCTGGTGAAAAAAGCCTTGACAAAGGCCCATCCGGCAGCCATCGTGATAACAACTGGAAAAAAGGCGCTGCCCAAAACAAAATGGCCAAAGCATCTAAAGTTGGCCCAGATAAAAACCTCAAAGATATTGGCGGCGGCAATTTTTATTGATTTTAGGGCGGATTCCTTCATAACCTTGCATTAGTAAAATTATGAAGGACTTTATATCTGAAATTATTTCGCGTACGCGAGACGAACAAGCAAAACTGGCAATTACTCTTACAGCCGGCATTAATGTTAATTCTTTTGATGATTACCAGCGTTTAGTTGGTAGATTTGAAGGGTTTAGAGAAGTTCTGGACATCATTGATGAAATTTTAAGAGAAGACGACGAAGACGAATCGTAAGATTTAAGAAAGGAGATGCCGCATGGCATTTGATTTATCACAAAAGGAAGACCCAGATCTTCGTTCGGAAGCCGAGTGTTTTCCAGACATCGATCCAGGTATTGAAGTGGCCGGAGACCGTGTTTTAGTGCAGTTAAGACGGGAGAAGGACAAAAGCAAGGGTGGAATCATTTTAGTTGACGAGACCCGACAGACGTTACGTTTTAATGAGACTGTAGCTAAAGTACGCCAGATTGGCCCGCTAGCATATAAGTCGCCAGATACCTTAGAGCCTTGGATTGAAGGCCCTTGGTGTAAAGAAGGTGATTTAGTTAGAACCATCAAGTACGGCGGTGACCGTTTTGTTGTAAGCCCAAATGATGATGGCTCCCCCGTGGTGTTTATTACCATCCAGGCACGTGAAATCATTTCTCGCATTAAGTCATTTGACCATGCGCAGAAGATGAAAGCGTTTGTAGACTAATTTTGAAAGAAAATTATGGCAGATAATGAAAAAGATATTCCCGTCAAAGAACAAACTGACGGCAGCGCACTGGTAGCGTATGAAATAGAACCAGATCCTCTTGCTGATGCTGAAGAAGAGCCTAAAAAAGAAGTAAAGGCTGAGGAATCAGAAGAACCTGATGAAGATCAAGAAGATTCTTCAAATGAGCAAGATGAAGACGAAACAGACGAAGACCGGGAACGGATTCGTGAGGCACGCAGAGAAGAGCGTAGACTCAAAAAAGAATTAAACAAACAACGAGACGCAACAGCTCGTAACAAGATTAGCGCACTTGAGCGCCGCAACGCTGAGTTGGCCGAACGTTTGGCCAAAGTAGAAAACGCAGCAGCATCATATCAGTTTGCACAACTAGATAAGTCCATCGAAGATGAGGCTACCAGGGTTGAGTATGCAAAAATGAAAATGTTGCAAGCCGCGCAATCTGGCGATGCAGCAGGTCAAGTTGAGTTTTTAGAGCAGTTAACAGACGCTAAAGAGCGTTTGAAACAAGCTCAGTATTACAAAAAACAACAGCTCGAGCAGGCAAAAGCCCCTAGGCAAAACGTACCAAACGAAATTAGCACTGAAGTACAGCAAAATGCAACTCAGTGGTTAAAGAAAAACTCTTGGTACGATCCGCAGGCTCGGGACACAGATAGTAGAATTGCCAAGGTAATTGATCAAGAACTCGCAGCAGATGGTTGGGATCCAAGTGATTCCGAGTACTGGGAAGAGTTAGACAATCGTTTATCGGCACGTTTACCACACCGCTATACTTCAAAGGGCGGTCAACAAACTCGTCGTGCAGGCCCAACGGCCTCTAGCCGAGTTGCAAATACAACCAGCGCAAAACCTGGAACTATCACGTTAAGTCGTGAGCGTGTACAGGCAATTAAAGACTCTGGTTCGTGGGACGATGTTGAGAAACGAAATAAAATGATCCGCGCATACGCACAGTATGATCGCGCTAACAAAGGATAATTATCATGGCAAATACAAGAATCAAACGCGACTTAGAAGATCGTTTAATCGATCGAGTCGAAGAAGTTAAAGACCGGATGGCAGCAGAAGATCCAAATATGAAATCAAAGCGCGAACGTGCAGAGGCGTTCAGAGATAAATGGCAAAATAGCGCGTTGCCAGATATTCCAGGGGGAACAATTCCTGGATTCCATTTGTGCTGGTTATCCACCACAAATAATTATGACAGTATCGACAAACGTATGGCGTTGGGTTATGAGCCAGTGAAAGCCGCCGAATTAGGAAAAGGCTTTGAAGCACTAGGTAAAATGAGCTCGGGCAAGTTTGAAGGCTGTGTTAGTTGTAACGAGATGGTTCTCTTTAAGTTACCAGAAGAAATTTATCAAGAAGTGATGCGCATGCTGCACCTCGAGGATCCCCTTGAGCATCAGCGAAATATTACCGCAAACGTTCGGAGCAATGCTCAAGACGGAAAAGGTGGCAGATCAATTCTTGAAGGTGGCATTTTGGAAATGGAAAAAGAGACCGCAAAAGCAAATAGTAATATTCGCTTCCAATAACATTCTTCAAAAATTAACAAAGGAAAACTATAAATGTCCGCAACATTTAAACCCTTTGGTCTGAAGCCTGTGTACCACCCAAGTGGTCTCGATCGTGCTGTTCCATTTGTTGGAACCAACACTTTCGTCACTGGTAGTACATTTACAGCTCCTTACTCTTTAGGTTCTGGTGAAACTTTTTACCAGTACCAACCAGTAAGCCTTACCGCTTCGGGTCAATTAACCATTGCAAACCAAACCGCTGCCTCTGGCACCGTATACGGCGTATTTGACGGTGTAGAATATACAGCCGCAGAAGGTCGTCGTACCGTTGGCAAGTCGGCATCTAAAGTAACTTTAGACGCAGCTACTCAGATCGTATTCTGGATCTTCGCAGACCCAGCCATTGTTTATGAGGCTCAAGTAAATGGTTCAGCTTCTACCGGTTCTATCGGTCGTCAGTACAACTTTGATACAACCGCTGGTTCGCTTGTAACCTCCGGCTATACCATTGGTACAGGCGGCGCTGGCTTCTCCACCACAGCATTGTTGGCAACTCCTGTTGCTACCACTGTTCAAGGACAAGTTCGCGTAGTAGGTCTAGGCCGTGAAGTAGCTTATCCAACAGGCGAGTTAAACGCTTGGGGTGACGCATTCACGATTGTTCAGGTCCAAATCGCTAACAACACGTTTGTAGCGCCTAAGGTCTCGATTTAATTAATAACGAAAGGAACTAAACATGGCAACCCCAATGCGTAGTACAGACTTTCGTGCGGTAGTCGAGCCGATTATCAACGAAGTCTTTGATGGCGTTTATGAACAACGCGCTGACGAGTGGAAGGGATTTGTAGAACAG